TAATATAATTAAGTGAGTACTGTACAGCAATCTATACTTAATAAAAATAGAAAAGACAAGTTTTTACTTGTCTTAAATCTACCTGATATACTTAAAGGACAAAATAAACCTAGCGCGAATGATCGTGCTACACAGTATTTAAATCAAGATAGTTTGCAATATTCTGTCTATGGTACAGTAGTACCTAAAATATCTGTACCAGCCGTTGATGTACCGTTTAATGCTCAAGTACCTAAAGTAACTAGTTATACTCGCCCAGCATGGGAACCCATTACAGTAAATTTTACAGTAGATAACGGATTTAATAACTGGTGGGTTTTATGGTATTGGTTGAATGTTATAAATAATTCAACTGCGGGCGGGTACAATGCAAATATGCTTTCTCCTGGCCCTAATGCGTTTGCTAATAAAACTACTACCTATCAAACTAATATCACAGTTTACGGGTTAGACGAATATAATAACAAAAAAATACAATTTAATTATCTTCACGCATTTATAACTAATTTGGGAGAAATTTCCTATAGCTATAGAGACGGAGAACAAATTGAATCGACATTTACGTTTGAGTTCGGTCAGTTAGATGTAGAATTATTGTAATTAATTCGGATTCTTTCCCGAATTATCATAAATAATAGTATAACCTTTTACTATGGCAAACGTACGTACAATTAATTCCCCAGGAGTCGAAATCCGCGAAATAGATCTCTCAACAAGAGCAGTAATCCCAGCAGGTACTAATGTATTTGTTACTGGTTTCGCACCTCAAGGTCCAACCTATGAAATCGTCGAGCTTGCATCTCTTACAGAGTTTGAATCTGTATATGGTACACCAACCAACGCTGCTGAAAGATATTTTTACTATTCAGTAAGACAACTTTTTGCAAACGGCACTAGCCCATCAGTAAAGGTAGCTCGCCTACCTTACGGTGAAGGTTCCGGTGAAGGTACTGCAAGCGAATACAGCGCATTAGCTTTCCCTGTCGTGGCAGTTCCAGCAGATACTTCTACGTACAATACTGCTGCAGCAATTGCTGGTAGTATTCCTCTTAGCTCTGCACAAGGTTATATTCTTGGGGAACCTGCATTAGTTGCTCTTACTGAATCTCAATATCAATCTATTCTTCAAGGTGGTCTTAACTGGCAAGCAACTACCGGTAACGTAGGCTTAAGCAGCTTTACTGTTTCTGGTTCTAGTGTTCTTGCTAATCTCGGTAAAGCAGGTTTAGTAGTTATTAACAAGTCTAAGTCAACCATTAACGAAAAGTTTGAAGGTTACTATCTTAACATTGGTGATAGCTATAGCAACAACCCTGCAACTAATTTTGATGACGCAGTAAACATTAAGTCTATTGGCAGCACCTACTTTGTAGATGGACAACTTGCTTCAGTTTCATCTTATACTACTATACCTAATAATCGTATCGGCTTTACATTAAGCGCTGCATATAATTCCGGTATTGACAGCTTATCTGAAGTTATTGAAGATATTCCTACCTTCAACATTGCTGCTTCTGGTTATAGTGACACTATTATCCTTTCTCTTTTCCGTGTACGTCCATCTCCTTTCTCACCTGACGTAAATACCTTACAGTATGTTATCCAAGAAGGTTATACTGGTTCGCTTTACTCTCAACGTAAAGTACAAGACCCACTTGGCGGTCAACCTCAGTCATTCTATCTTAACACTGTAATTAACGACAATTCTAACAATCTTACTATTCTTACTAATCCAAATATTTCTGAATTAGTAAATTGGTTAGATGCTAACGGTAACTCAACTAAGAAGGTAAGAGTTTATAAGACTACTACCGATGCAGATCTTGCTGCTGCAGCTGCTGATCCAACTAATCCGGATTACAACTTCGCACTCTCTGCAATACCTTATCTTAACGTTGCAGTACCTTCGTTCAACACTACTAACGGTCTTTATGCATTAGGTGTTTATGCTGATAGTCTCCCAACCAATAGTCAAAAATCTATCGGGGATGTAGGTGTAAAGCTTGATACAGTTCTCAATCTTGCTGAAAACCCTGACGTAGTAGATATTGATCTTACAGTAGATGCAGGTATTTCCACTATCTATGCAATAACCCAAGTGCTTGGTTCTTCTGCATACGATGATACAGTTGTAACTAACGCTCTTATGGCACAAGTTAACGCTCTTAGTGCATCTAACGGTGCCCCAGTAAGCAACGATCTTGTGTCAAAGTGGTCTGCAATTACTTCGAAGTTTGAGCAATTTGCAAGAGTTCGTCGTAAGGATCACGTCTTTATCTCAGATCCAATTCGTCACGTATTTGTAACTGGTGATAACTACAAGACCTTAGACAATAAGACTAAGAACTTCTCACAAAACATTTACTGGCCATTACGTAATCTTTACGGGGCATATAACTCAAGCTATGCAACATCTTATGCAAACTGGGTTAGAGCAACCGATACATTCTCTTCTAAGAATGTTTGGTTACCATTCTCCGGTTATGCTGCAGCAATGATTACAAGTAGCGATGCAGCAAATTACCAATGGACTGCTCCAGCTGGTCTTAACAGAGGTGTAATTAACGGTATCGTTGATATTGGCGTAAATCCACAACAAAAACAACGCGACTTAATTTACAAGATCTCCCTTAACCCACTAGCATTCTTCCCTAACGATGGATTCGTAGTAATGGGTCAAAAGACCTTACTTAAAGCTCCAAGTGCATTCGATAGATTAAATGTACGTCGTCTATTCCTCTTCTTAGAAAAGAGCGTGTTAAACACTTCTCAATACTTTGTATTCGAGCCTAACACTACATTTACCCGCAATAGACTTGTTAATACTATTGCGCCAGTATTTGAACTTGCTAAGAATACTCAAGGACTTTACGACTATTTAATCGTATGCAATGAAAGCAATAATACCCCTGCAGTTATCGATGACAATACACTTGTTGTTGATATCTATATCAAGCCGGTTCGTACTGCTGAGTTTATCTTAGTCAACTTCTATTGCACTAAGACATCTCAAAACTTTAACGAATTACTACAATCTTAACCCTAAATAATTTATAGAATATGGCACAAACAATTACAGACTTCTATAGAGTAACCCAACAAAGAGGATTCTCACGTGATTACATGTTGAGAGTCCTTGAGCTTGGTGATACTCGTTTCAATGAGGATGATTTCCTCTATATCACCACAAAGCAACTACCAGGCCGTAACGTTACTAATCAAACTGCTCCTTATATGGGGCTTGTATTTAACGTTCCAGGTACTGTTACCTACCCAGGGTCTGAAGCATGGACTGTGGCATTTCGTAATGACTTACAGGGTATAATTCGTAACAAGTTCGAAGCATGGCAACGTCAAGATATTTTTGATGATCAAACCAGTACTGGTAACATTAACGTGCCTGGCCCAGAACGTTATATTACTTTACAACTAGTTGATGATCAATTAGTACCTCAAAATACCTACAAGCTTTGGGGCGTGTATTGTCAATCGATAGCGCCTATTGAAGGTTATGACGCTCAAGGCGCAGGCGCATTAACTACGTTTAATGCTGTCTTAGCATATCAATATTGGACTCACTTACCACCAGTACCTCTACAAGTTAACGTACAAGTTAACATTTAATAGAGACTGATATATAATTACAAAGCCCTGAGCAATCAGGGCTTTTTTGTTGTTGGTATATTAAGTATATATAATGGCACACGGCTTACAAGATTTCTATAAGACAGTAACCCGGTACGGGTTTGCGCGTGATAATCTATTACGTCTTACTAATATTACCGGTTTAGCTGGAGATGGTAAATCTATATTTCCAAGCAACCCGGTGGACAGGAATTTTAACATATACCTTAAAACAGGTACAATTCCTTCCCGTAGAATTAATACTGTAAATGTAAATTTCTTTTCTTTTCCGTTTAATGTACCTATGGAAGCTGATTACCCAGAAAGTACTAGCTTTCCAGTTACTTTTTATTGTGATAAGTATTATATACTAAGAGATATATTTGAAAGATGGAGTGACTCTGTTTACAATGAGCATAACGCATCAACATCTACTGATTTTAACACTTGTAATGTAGAGTTAAGCTTACTAGATAATTCTGATGCAAATTCAGGATTAGAAAATATGAAAATTATTAAAAAGGTTACTTTATTTGGGTGCTTCCCAAATAATATTGGTTCTTTATCTTACGATACATCAAGTAACGGTAATGTCGTGTCTATAAACGCTACACTCACTTTCCAATACTTAACCACGGAAACAGGACCGTTTAATACAAACTAATATGGCGTATAACGTAGATTACGGTATTCAAAAGTTTTATACTTTATTGCAGCAAGCAGGTCTCGCTCGAGACATGCAAATGCGAGTAACCGCTTTTGTAATAAACGGTGTAGAGCAATTATCCCCTGAAAGTTTAATTTTTGTAAAAACCGGAGCAGTTCCTAGTAAAAGTATAGCTGTACAAAATGTAGCCTTTATGGGCACTCAATTACAAATACCTGGAGGGGTAACTTTTCCTAACCCATGGGATATTACTTTTTATTGCACACAAGACTACAACATTAGAAAATTACTTGAAGCTTCAATGTTAGATACTTTTAACCCTGCAACAAGTATAGGCGATATTGAACCTAGAGATTTAACTACATATAGGGTAGAGCTTTCATTACTTAATGATAAAATGGTTCCGTTAAGAAAATATAAACTATTAGGCACTTTCGTGTCTAATATTGCTCCTATTGATTATGATGCTACTGGGAACGGGCAAATAAGACAAATTAGCGCATCTATTTCTTATCAATATTGGGAAGCTGAAGATGTACCTGAAGGGGGTCTGAAAGCGGTACCTGCAGGGCGTAGACCAGAAAGCCCAAACAAATTCACTAATTTACAAAACATATTAGGTATATAAAATGCAAACTCTAGGTAATAACACAAGTTCAGTTCAAAGTACTACTGATAGCAGAGTATCTTTAGTACAATCATTTTTAGAGTTTATTTCTAGACCAGAAACTTCTATACCGTTAAATTCAAATTTTGTTATACAATTTACTATACCAGATCAAGTACAAAGAACAAATAGTACAGTTAGTTATGAAAACTGGGAACCTCATTCAAATGACTGGATAACATTAGCAAATAAAAGACAGTACGTAATTGAAAAGCATCAAAACCAATTTGGAGATCAAAGTAACGTAAGTTTTTTTGCTAATGGTATTATATTACCACAAGAGTCTTTACAGGTAGAGCGTGGTTCGGTTTTAAATAACGGTGGCTTGCTTGCAGGTGTATACGGTTCAAACCGCGCGCAGCAAAATACCATTAAAACTACGTTTTTAGAAACAGAAACTTCTTTTATTGATTTTGTGTTAAGACCATGGGTAATTCTTACATCTCAATTTGGTTTGCTAGCTCGAGGGAGTGCGGCGTCTATAAAAACTGATTTGACTGTAATTACCTATACTAAAATACCAAAAAAAGACACTACTAATGCACCTGGAGTAGAGGTTCGTAAGGTATATAAATTTTACGATTGCGCGCCGGTAGCATTAGGAGATGGTGGTTATGCAAAACACGATTGGGGTAAAAACAGCAACTTACCAGTTGCTACAGTAGATTGGGTGTATAATTATTATACAGTCTCATCACCGAGATTGTAATAATAAATGCAATATCAACATAAAGTTAAGTTGCTCGGTAATAAAGAGATCTGGGCAAAAGAAATAACTTTTGGTCAATATAAAACTATTGTAAAATCCATTTACAATATTGATGATAGCTCGTTTATATACCACACAAATTTAAGTTTGCAGGTTAATTTAAGTAATGAAATATATTCAGAACTAACTGTTTTAGATAAAACTTTAATATTATTACAACTTAAAGCTGTTAGTGTAGAGCCAGATTTTAAATTAAAGATTAAGTGTGAAGAAACTAAAAAAGACTTTGAATACACACTACCTATAGATACTTTAATAAAAAGTTTTGAATTAAAAGATAGTTTACGCACTATAGATGTAGAAGGGTTTACTATTGAGTTTTCTTTAGTTAAGGCAAAAGACGAACAGTATTTTGTAGAACCTTATATAACAAGCAAAGATCACGAACAGTATTTTTTTAACACAGTAGTTTCATCTATAAACAGTATTAAATACAAAGATCAATTAGTACTCTTTAAAGATTTAAGCTGGGATGAAAGAGTACAATTAGTAAGTCGTTTACCTGCAAAATTAAGTAGTTATATTATTAATAACGTATCTGAATTAGAAAAGTCAATTTCAATAAACAAGCTTGTTTCAGTTAGATCACCTTATACCAATAAAATTACCTTAGAGGTTCCTTTAACTACAAATATACCTTCTTTAATACGCTTTAGTAAACTTATTTTTAGTGAAAATTTAACTAACCTTTACACATTAACTTACAATTTAATTAATAAAGGCGGTTTTACTGGAGATTATCTAGATAGCGTAACGCCTGTTGAGATGCAAGTGTTTTGGATATACTGTCAAAAACAAATGGAAAAAGAATCCGAACAAAACGATGAAAATTCCAATATGGCAAGGAGTAACAGTGAATTTACTTGATAACTAAAATACAAACCGTAAGTAGTTAATATGTCGTCGGTTAAAAATATATCAGCAATATTAGAAGCGTTTGAAAGCGAAAACGTATATAGTTTTTACGTTCCAAGTCTCAAGAGAGAAGTAAAGTTTAAGCCTTTTAATATTGGTCAACAAAAAAAATTGCTTAAAGCGACTATCGATAACCCTGTTTTTCAAACGAGATTTGTTGTAGCAATATATGATATATTGGTAGAGAACTGCTTGGAAGATATTAAAAAACTTAACCTTACCGTTATTGACTATAGCTCTGTACTTTTACAGTATCGTAAAAATGCTTATGGAGATGTTATAACTGTTACTGAAGAAGGAACTGAGTATAAAGCGGATATTAACGAAGCAATAGTAAAGATTAATGCAGTAGAGCCTTTATTAGAACAAGATATAATTGAAGGTAGTATTACTTTAACTATAAAGACTCCAGCATTTCGAGATCAATATCAACTTGAAAGAGAGCTTAGAGACGGGAAGCTAAATGACGAGCAAATTATTAATGGTACAACTAACGTGAGTAGTACTATAGGAGACGCTTTTATTGGAGAATTATCAAAGTATATTAAAGATATTACTATACAAAAGGATCAAGAACGAGTATCGATAGGTTATAGCAATTTAACTTTTACAGACAAGTTTAAAATTATAGAACATTTACCAGCTTCTATTGTTAAAAAGGCTCTACCTATTATAAGTGAATTGACCAGTAAACTAACTAGTTCTTTACAGGTTACCGGTACTAACGTAGATAAACCTAGTAAAACTGTTACTATTACTATTGATTCTAGTTTGTTTCCAGTAGAATAAACAGCATATGATACTAGGTCTTGAACCTAAGTATTTAATATGGCTGAAGCTGTTACTACAGAATTAATTGCAAGCTTAACTAAAGTTGCGGAAACTAATAGTTCTGTAGTTAAAGAGTTATCCAATTTAACTAAAGAACTTAAAAAAATCCTTGTTGGCACTAAAGCGGCGGCTGTAAAAGTAGCAGCACCGGTAGTTGCTCCTGTTAAGACGGAACAAGAAAAATCCGCAACTGATGTAGCGCTTGAGCAAAAAGAGCCTACTTCAGTTGTTATTGAAGACATTAAACCAGATGCTTACAAAAAGCTAGAAAAGTTGTTTGAAAGCCTAACCGGTAAAGAAAAAAAATTAGAACCAGGTAATGCACAAAAACGTAAAAGCACTGGAAGTAAGGGCATTTTAGGAGACTTATTAGATAGTTTTAAAATAAAAGATTTATTGACTAAATCAAATTTCGGTAAAGCACTATCTGCAGGTCTAATACAATCTGTAGGGGGGTTAGGAGCAAGTCTAGCACTAGCTATAGGTAGTTGGTTCAATGATGGTCCTTGGAAAGGTACAATGAAATTAGTAGGAGAAATTGGTACAAAGATTTTTATACCAAAAGTAACCAAAATAATGACCCAGTTTTTTCCTAAATTATTTGAGACCTTTACAAAGGGTATACAAAGTATAGGAAGTACAGCAGGTGGTCTTATTACTAAACTATTACCCACTACAGGAGTGTTAGGTAAACTCGCCACAAAATTTTTAGGCTTTTTTACCCCTCTATTAAAAAGACTACCTATTATAGGTACTATTATTAATATTGGTTCCGCTATAAGTCGTTTTATACAAGGAGACATTATAGGTGGTTTAATTGATATAGGTTCAGCAATAGCTGTATTAGTGCCTGGTGTAGGTACTGCTATTTCTCTTGCATTAGGGTTATTAAATGCAGGTAGAGATTTAACAGGTGAGTCTAAAAAGAGTACCGGGGAACAGGTAGCTAATATAGGTTCAATTTTAGGTAAAGCTGTCGACTGGATAAAAGGTAAGATTAAAAACCTTTTTAACTATTATTTTGGCAAAATAAGCCGCGGTATTGATCAAATTAAATCTGGCGACTATATAAGAGGTATAATCACCCTTGCAAGTTTTGTCCCTACTTTATGGTGGATGGAAACAGTCTATAATTGGCTTGCAGGGCCACCACCAGTAAAACCAGAAGAAGAAGGCAAAAAGGAAACTTTACCATCTGATGTGGTAGGTAAAGCTTATGACTGGGTAAAAGGTAAACTTAAAAAAATCTTTACTAGTTGGTTTAGTAAATTCAGTCGTGGTTGGGAATTAATTAAGTCAGGAAACTACTTTCAAGGTATAGTAGTTTGGGCTTCAACAGTTCCAGGTTTTGGTTGGCTTAGTACTTTATATGATTGGGTAACTGGAACGGATAGTATGCCTACAGACCAACAAGAAGGAGCTCAGCAAGAAAAATTTGACTGGGGTAAAATTTTTACAGCTATTGTTGATAGTATAAAAAAGAAGTTAAAGAGTGCTCTTTCTTTACTTAAAAAGCATCCTTTTATACCTGATAGCTTAGTAGACAAGATAAGCTCATATTTGGGGATTGATGACAGTAAAGAAGGGGAAAAAGCAGAAGCACCTCCACCAGCAGCTGTAGAAACTGCAATTGCACCTGAACAAACTGCCCCTGATGTAAAAAGTACACCACAGCAGATAACTCCTATTGAACAACCAGTTGCGCAAGTTAATATACCTGCACAATTAACGCCTGAACAACAAGCTACACAAGTTAATATACCTGCACAATTAACGCCTGAACAACAAGCTATAAAAGATCAAAGAGAAACTGCTAAACGTGCTCAAGAAGCATTTAACAAGTTAGACACTTTAGAACAACCACAGGTGCCGTTACCTGTCACACCACCACCACCATCTAACGAAAAATTAATTAATAAAATATCGGATTTAATAAACACTACTACTGCTAAAGAACCCGCTAAAGGAGGGTCGTTTATGTCTAGTAATGCTGTAGCAACCGCTGATAATAGCTCAATTAATGTTTATAATCAAGGTGGCGATAGAGATATACCTTACGTTGAGCGTAATAAGTATAGACAACAACTTCTTTATATTAGGGGTATACTTTAATGTCTAACGCAAACGGTACTAATAACGATAGTAGTGGGTATAGATCTAATTTATTTCGCACTCAAAGACCAGCTGATGGTTTGGGGGCAGATGAACTTATACCAGGTACCACCGATGGGCAGTATGTGGTAGATCAAAACCAATTAGTTAAACAAATAACTAATACCCCTTCAACCACGATAATCGATGTTCACGGCGCATACCCTTGGACCTTATCTCCTGTTATGGCAAGAGCAAGTACTCCGGTAATAGAAGTTACTGAATACAAACAAGTATTGTCTAGCGAACTTATGGGGTATGCCTATTCTTTGGCGGGTACTGTTGATAATTTTAGAGTAGCTGCAAGAACTTTACCAACCGCAACAGCTGCTGTTGCGGCGGTAGCTAAACAAGCTGCAGCTACACTTTCTTTTCTGCCTGGGGCAGGTATTGCTGGTGGGGTTGCAAACTTTATAGGTAATTCGGTAATTAATACTGGGTTTGTTGCAGGTACTGAAAAATTACAACAACTAAATAAACCTGCAAAAG